AGCCAGGCCACGGGCACGCATCTGGCTGTGGGCGGCGCGGCCGCGATGGTCACCGGCCAACATGTGCTTGGCGCGCTCAGCCCTGCGATGGATGAGGCCAAGGCGTTTCAGACCCAGGTCGCGCAGTTGCGTGCCATGGGCGTGGGCGATGCCACCGTGAGCGATGCGGTGAAATTCGCGCGCGGCATGGACATCATGGGCACCAGCGCGACGGAAAACTTGAAGCTCCTCAAAGAGAGCTACAGCGTGCTGCGCGACATGCACGAATCCGAACAGGTCGCACCTTACCTGGCGCGCATGAAATTCGGCATCGAGACCGTGATGGCCAACGGCGGCCATGGTGAAGGCCACGGTGCGAATGCCGAAGCGATGTTCATGGATCTATTGAAGGTCGCGGAACTGCGCGGTGCCGCGAAAGATCCGGCACGGTTGAAACAGGTGCTCGATTTCGCCACGCAGGCGTATGTCGCCTCCGGCGGCCTGGTGAAGCCGGAAGACCTGCTCAATATGATCAAGACCGGCGGCATCGCGGCCAAACAGCTTGATGACACGCAGTTCTTTTTCGGCATGCTGCACACTATGCAGGAAATGGGCGGCCACCGCGCCGGCACGGGCCTGGCCACCGCGTACCAGAACTGGGCGGCCGGCCGTACTACGCAGCAATCGGCCGAAGAGCTGGTGCAGCTCGGCTTGATCAAACCCGGCTCCGTGAAATACGGCAAGACCGGTCACGTCACCAAGTTGCTGCCCGATGCGCTCAAGGATGGCGACCTGTATCGCACGAACCCGTTCGAGTACCTGATGACGCGCGTCGTGCCGCGCATCAATCCCGACGGCAAGCTCAGCGACCAACAGGTGATCAGCAAGATCAACGCGCTGTTCTCCGGCCGCAAGGGCGGCGACCTCTTCGCCTCGCTCTACATGGAGCGCACGAACATCGCCAAACACCTGGCGGCCGCACCGAAAGCCTATGGCGTCAATGCGCTCTACGACGAGGCCAAGCAAACCGCTGCGGGTCAGGAAGCGGAACTCCTGGCGAGGAAGTCCGATCTTTACCGCGAGCTGGGCACCCAGTTGCTGCCGGTGTATGTCGCCGGCCTGCAAAACCTCACCCACGCCGTGCGCCATCTCACCGGCTGGAACCAGAGCCACCCGATGCTGGCGAAGGGCATCCTGCTGGTCGCCGGCAGCTTTGGTGTGCTGAGCACCGTGATCGGCGGCCTGATGGTGGGCTTAGGCGGCCTGGTGGGCCAACTCGCGCTGCTGCGCTTCTTACTGCGCATGGGCGGACTCACCCTCGGCGGTGGCGGCGGCGCGGGACTCGCGCGTGTGTTTCCGCTGCTGATCAGTGGTGCGCGCGCGGCGGCGATGGCCGTGCTGGGCTTAAGTGCACCGATGCTCGCGCTGATCGCGCTCATCACGGTGGCGGCCCTGGTCGTCTACAAATACTGGGGACCGATCCGCGCGTGGTTTGAAGGCGTCGGCCAAGGCATCGCGCAAACCGTAGAGCCGGCCTTCCAGCGCCTCGGCGCCTCCCTGCAAGCGGTGTTCGGACCTCTGGTATCGATGCTCGCCGCGGTGTGGCGATGGGTGTCGCAACTGTGGCAACCGTTCCAGGCGACCAACCAACAGCTGGATGCGGCACGCCAAAACGGGGTCGCCTTCGGCGCTCTGGTGGGCGGCGCCATCGCGGGCGTGGTTGATGCCATCACGATGGCGGTACGCGCGTTCGTGGGACTCGGCGAAGCGATCGGTACCGCTGCCGGCTGGGCGGTGACGCAATGGGAGCCGGTCAAAGCGTGGTTCGTCGATATGTGGCAAACGATCGAGAATGCGGCGCGCAAAACGCTCGATTGGATCTCCGACAAGCTGCAGGGCGTGCGCGATCTGATCGCGCGCATCCGCAGTTTCGGCGGCAGCTCCGCCGCGGCCGGCGGCGTGCCCATTGAATGGATCATGCCGGACGATCGCGAGCGCGCACGCCGGGTTGCCGAGACGATCGGACGCACACCGATGGCCGGACAACAAGCCTCCGGCACGGGCCAAGGCGCAATCAGCGGTGCTGCCCCGATGGGAGCACGTGTCGCGGCCAGTAGCACGTATCAAGTGCATATCGATGCCCGTGGCGCCGAACCCTCACAGGTGAAACGCGCCGTGCAAGATGCGCTCAACGATCACGCTCGGGCGCAACGGGCGCGCGCGAATTCCCGTTATGCGGACGAGGGCTGACATGCTTGGATTTACATTGATGGCGTTTGGACCGTTTGCGTTCGGCATTCAAACCGCCGCCTACGACGAACTGCGCCGGCAGATGCAGTTCAAGCACGGCGCGGCCGTGCGCGTGGGCGAGCGCGACAACTACCAGTATCTCGGCCCCGGCGAAGAAATCATTACGCTGACTGGCACCGTCGCGCCCGGGATAACCGGCACGCTGGCGTCCATTACGCAACTGGAAGGCATGGGGCGTGGCGGCCAGGCGTATGTGCTGGTCGATGGCGCTGGCTACGTCTATGGCGTGTATTTCATTCAGAGCCTGGAGACCACGCAACGCTATCTCTTTCCCGATGGCACGCCGCGTCGCGTCGATTTTGCGCTGACGCTGTGCCGCTCGGACAACCTACCGGTCGATGAGCCGGCCAGCAGCACAGGTAGACCCTGATGATCAGCGAACAGCGTACGGCCATCGTTAGGCCAGTCTTCAAAGTGATGGTCGGTGGCACCGACATTACGCGTCGCGTGGAATCGCACTTGGGCAGCATGACGCTGGTGGCCTGCCGCGAGGACCACGCCGATCAGTTGGAGCTGGAATTCGAAGACACCGCGGGACGCATCGCGATGCCGCGCAAAGGCGTCAGCATTGAGGTGTCGCTGGGCTTCGACACCGCGGGCATGTGCCTGCAGGGCTCCTACGTGGTGGATGAAGTGGAACACCGTGGTGTACCCGACACCATTACAGTGCGCGCACGCAGCGCGCGCGTGTCTGGACCGCTCGCGATACGCAAAGAACGCAGTTGGAGTGCCACCACAGTGGGCCACATCGTCAGTGTGATTGCCGGTGAGCATGGACTCGCGCCGCGCATATCCGGCAAGCTCGCAAGCGGGCCCGTTGCGCAGTTGGACCAAACCGAAAGCGACATGGCGCTGCTACGTCGCCTTGGAAAGCGATGGGATGCGGTGGCCACGATCAAGAACGGATGTCTGATATTCGCGCCGATCGGCGAAGCGAAAGCCGCCGGAGGCGCGGATCTTCCCGTGCTGGTGATTCGGCGCACGAGCGGGGACCGGCATCATTTTCAGGAGATCGACCGCAGCGCCTACACCGGTGTGCGAGCACGCTGGTATGACATGAACGGCGCACGCGGACACTTAGCGCTCGCCGGCAAGAATGGGCATGTAAAAGTCCTGCGCGGTGACTTCTCCACCGAAGCGGACGCCAGGCGCGCCGCTGAAGCTGAGCTTGCTCGCGTTAAGCGCGGCGCAGCAACTTTTACGCTGGATCTGGCCGTGGGTCGCCCAGATGTTTATCCGGAGATGCCGGTGAAGCTTGTCGGATGGCCGGAGGCCATTACCGCGTACGAGTGGATCGTGGCCAAAGCCACGCACAAGCTGGACGGTAGCGGCGGCTACCTGACGTCGCTGGAGCTTGAAAACAAAGCAGCAGCAAGTGATCACACAGCCGTGGACGATGACGAACCTGACCTGTCAGAGAGGTCGACTTTTTAACGGTGCAGCAGTTACCGGAAATCCCTCGATCGGGCATCTAAACCACCCAGGAGGCGCGTCAGATCGAGAAGCTTTCCCGCAACGACATGACACGTCCCATCTACCATTTGCCACTGCCCTTCGACTCCAAGTAGTTGCGCCTCCAACAACTCGCGCCGTTGGGCCTCAGCAAGACGCCGCCATACGATCACATTGATAAGGCCGTGCTCGTCTTCCATGGTTACGAACGTTACGCCGCTTGCAGTTTGCGGCCGCTGCCGCAGCGTGACCAAACCTGCCACGCGTACCCAACTTTCATGAGGTCGTTCTTTAAGTGCCCTGCTATCCGTACAACGCGCTGCGCGCAGACGCTTCCTTATTTGCTGCAAAGGATGCGGACCTAGGCTAAGCCCTACTCGCGAGTAGTCGGCCAACGTGTTCTCTGCTTGCGTTGGCGGCGGAAGCACAACACAGTCTTCCTTTGGGCTGCCATGGCCGAACAGCGGCATTTGCGGTTCCACGCCGGCAACTTCCCACTGTGCCCGGTGACGGTGACCCGCCAAACCTCGCAATGCACTCGCCTCAGCCAATAGGTCTTGGTGCCGTTTGTCTACATTGCCACGCGCGCAAAGATCGGCGATATCCATAAAATCGCCTCGCCGTCGTGCCTCGCTAATCGCCAAAGCCGCCTTCTCGCTAAATCCACGCACCTGGCGAAAACCGAGCCGAATTGACCATTTTCCGCGGCGATCTTGTTCCAGCGTGCAATCCCATTCGCTAAATCGGACATCAACCGGACGTACACCGATTCCATGACGTTGCGCGTCTTGCACAATTTGACTCGGTGAATAGAAGCCCATTGGCTGTGAGTTGAGCAAGGCGCACGCAAAGGCCGCGGGATGATGGCATTTAAGCCAACATGACGCATAGACAATGCCGGCAAAACTGGCCGCATGGCTTTCAGGGAAGCCGTACGAACCGAATCCTTTAATCTGATCAAAAATTTGTTCCGCAAACTCTGTCGAGTAGCCACGCTCCAGCATTCCTTTCGTGATCCGCTCTCGATGCTTCTCCATGCCGCCATGCCTCTTCCATGCAGCCATGGCGCGGCGTAATTGGTCGGCTTCGCCCGGCGTGTAGCCGGCTGCAACGATGGCCAGTTTCATCACCTGCTCTTGAAAGAGGGGAACGCCTAGCGTCCGTTCAAATACGGCCTTCAAATCTTCCGATGGATAGTCGATGCTCTCCTCACCGTTTCGCCGGCGGAGGTACGGATGCACCATATCACCTTGAATAGGCCCTGGCCGCACGATGGCCACCTGAATGACCAGGTCGTAGAAATTCGCTGGGCGATGCCTCGGTAGCATGGCCATTTGGGCGCGACTTTCGATCTGAAAAACTCCCACTGTGTCTGCGCGTTGGATCATCTGATACGTCTTTGGATCCTCGGTAGGCAATGTCGCCATGGTCAGCTCTTTACGCTCGTGTTGGCGCAAAAGATTCAGGCACTTTTGAACGCACGTGAGCATACCGAGTGCCAAGCAATCCACCTTGAGCAAATTCATTGTGTCGAGATCATCTTTGTCCCATTGGATGATCGTACGATCAGGCATCGCGGCGTTCTCAACGGGCACAAGCTCATGGAGCGGTGCGTTGGCAATAACGAATCCACCTACGTGCTGTGAGAGGTGCCGCGGCCGGTCGATGAGTTCCGCTGTAATCTGAGCCACAAGACGAATGACCTTGCTATTGGGGTCAAATCCATGCTCGCGAAGCCGGTCCGCCAACGGAACCTCGCCTTCCCACCAGGCAAAAATCTTGCTGAGCCGGTCCACCTGTTCCAACGGCAAACCCATCGCTTTAGCCACATCGCGCACGGCGCTTTTCGCGCGATACGAGATGACCGTCGCCGCAAGAGCGGCTCGATCGCGTCCGTATTTCCGGTAGATGTATTGGATGACTTCTTCGCGTCGTTCGTGCTCGAAATCGATGTCGATATCCGGTGGCTCATTGCGTTCCTTGCTGATAAAGCGCTCCACCAACAGATTCATACGCGCGGGGTCCACCTCCGTGACTCCCAAAGAAAAACACACGGCGGAGTTCGCAGCTGACCCACGCCCTTGGCACAAGATGCCTTGGCTGCGCGCAAACCTGACGATATCGTGCACCGTCAAAAAGTATGGCTCGTAATGCAGTTCCTCGATCAACTCCAGCTCGTGGGCAATCTGATTTTTAGCCTTGAGCGGAACGCCATTCGGCCATCGCCATTGCATTCCTTCCTCTGTTAGACGGCGTAACCATTCGATGGCGCTGTATCCATTGGGCACTAGTTCCGCCGGATACTGATAACGCAGTTCATCAAGTGAAAAAGTGCAGCGCTCGGCGATGCGCACCGTCTCTGCAAGCATGTGAGGTGGATAGATGCGCGCGAGCACGTCCTTTTTTCGAAGATGTCGTTCGCCGTTGCGGAATAGAACCGCTCCGGCCTCCTGCAACGTCATGTGGTGGCGAATGGCCGTCAGTGTATGTTGGAGCATCAGACGCCGGCGGACGTGCATATGAACATCACCTGCAGCAACACACCGCAGGCCAAGGGTATGCGCTAGTAATTCCAGCTCCTCCGTTCGACGTCCGTCGTCGCCATCGACCACCAGCTCTACGGCCATCCATGCCCTCGCACCGAACGTATCCCGTACCCATTCCCCATCTTCAGCGCGGGGAACACGTTCCGGCATCCAAAGCACAAAAGTGCCTGGCGCCCCGTCGACCAGGTCGGTGCGTTCAAGGCGATACGTGCCCTTCTCGGATGCACGCCGTCCACGGGTGATCAACCGGCATAGCGTGGTGTAGCCCTCCTTGGTCTGCGCAAGTAGTACGAGCTTTGGTCCGTCGGCAAGTTGGATCTCAGTACCGACAATGAGCCGAACGCCCGTGGCGCGGGACGCTTCCAGCGCTCGCACGATCCCCGCGAGCGAACATTCGTCGGTGATAGCCAAGGCGGCGTAATCGCAGGCCTTGGCACGCTCAAACAGCTCTTTTGCATTCGACGCTCCCCGCTGAAACGAGAAGTCGCTGAGACAATGAAGTTCGGCGTACGCAGTGGTCATAACCTGCCCTTGAAGCGTCTCAGCAACCAGCACGCGCCAGGGGCAGTGGTCCGGGGCGAACTGTCCCCCCAGCCGGACGGCACATGACCGAGGGGACACCTATTTTCACCTTTTTAGGTGAAAATAGAAGAGGCAGAAAAACCCGGCCAAAGATCAAAGGCTTAGCCATAGGACGTTACCGATGAACAGCGGTGACCACCGAACATGCCGCCGGCCGATCTCACACGCCGCGACCCTCGTCCCGCGCCTTAATCCAGCGAGTAAACCCCAAAGCGGTACGAGCGGAGTGCCCTCTCTTCATCAATGGTGCCGTCAGGGCGAAACATCTCGGGTATGTCGTCGTAAAAGACGTGGAACGCAACGGTGCACGCTGCGCATCCGCACTCCCCTGCGCAACGCTTGTCACACGATGGGGTGCACGTGCAGGGAAGGTCGTAGTCTGGCAGGTTGTCTTCTTTCGCTGAAAGGTCAGGGTAGAAGCCGCTTGTATCCGGGTAGCGCGTGCGGCCTTCATCAGTCGGAAGTTTGCGTTCGTTAGCCATAGCACTCGTCCGGTTACGCTGCTTTGTCAACCCGGTGCTCGTAATACGGTCTCGGCCGGTCGTCCAGAATTGCGTAGAGCGCTTGCAAGTCTGCACAGTTTGGATCTAACCAGGCATCTAAGTGTTCTTGCTTGATCGGAATAATGCAGCGGTCATGCCCTGCAGCGGCAATCTCCGGCGGGGGTTCATCGGTAATTGCAGCGAAAGACCAAAGCGCCGATCCATCGCGGCCTATAGTCTTCGACCACAAACACGCAACCAGCATTTCTTGCGGCGGATTAGGGCTGAATTCGAGCACCACGTTCTTACCTTCTCGATCTACATTTTCGTAGAAGTGCGTGACAATGATGATCCCGTGTGTGAAGCCAAACAGCTTTCCCCACGACTCTTCAAGCTTGTCACGTCGTGCGTTATACGTTCCTGGATACTTTCGCTCGATGGCATCTGTCCATCCGGGAAGCCGACATTGGTATCGCATCGGCACAACCATTCGTCTCCCGGTGTCGGGATCGCGTATAAGCACCGGCGCATAGCTACCGGGATAAATCCGCGAATCTTTTGCATCAGGATCTTGGCGAACAAGATCATCCAGGTTGCGCTCTGCAGCCTTGATCTTTTTTTCCGCGATACGCTTGTCTTCTGCCGCTTTTTTGGTTGGCTTCGGGCCGGACAGTACGGCCTCCGCTTTGGTGAGCCTCTCCCGCTGCGCGCTAATTTCAGTTTGCAATGCAACGCCGAGTTCCCGATCGCCATCTGCTACGAGCTTGGCGAGTTCGAAGCCGGCTTCGTTGGCTGGCTTTCGAAAAGCGTCGCGCATCCCCTTCGGAATTTTTGACCATCCACCATCCGCGCGCTTTTTTACGAAGAGGTCGAAGAATTCGTGGATGCTAAGGATCGCTCCAAACTCGCGAACGAATTTCTGATAACTCGCTACCACCTGCGCCGAATAACACATCACAGCGCTCCCACCAAGCTGGCCGCTATCGATCTATATCATGGCGCAGTCCGAGGGGACCGGGGGCATCTCCTTTTGGCGACCCGGACGGGATGATTTAGGCTGCGTGTAGCCTATGTGAAAGCCAAAAACCACTTTGACAGACGGAAAAAAACCTGCAAACCCAGGCCGAAAGAGCATTACTGCCTACACAATTCCCCTGCTAAATTCGGTCCATCCGGTAGGTGGTCTACCGGCTCTCAAAGAGGGGAAGTTCATGTTGCGCGGTCAAGGAATTCGCAAAGCACTACTCGCCGGCTGTGTCGCTCTCGGCTTGACGTCCACCGCTTTTGCGCAGACTTCAACGCCTGCCACAGGCCTGGGCCAAGCGTGGCCAAATGCGGCGGACGTTAGCGCCAATGTCCACTGGCATGTCTATGTGTTTTATCTCAACGGTGTGAAGTACTTACAGGTCAACGACCTCAACGGCACCGTCCATGCCGCCATTGGAACCGCAGGTGGCGCAACCATTGTTCTTCCCGTGGGCGTGGACTCGCAAAACGTAACGACGTCCGGCACATCAACGTCGTCATCATCGACGGTCACCCTCTATAGCGATAACTCCACCACAGTAACGGCCACGCCGCAGAGCAATGGCACGACACTGTTTACTGCGACGCCTACGGCGCAAGACGTGTGCGGAGGTGGCTATACCTGCGGCGGTGGCCGCGGGAGTTGAACGGCTGCAAAGTAGCGCTTGGCAAGGGTGCTGCGATTGCCTCAATGCACCCACAACTGAGCTGCGCGTGACTGCTGCACCTGCCCAAGCACTGACATATACGGCAGGTCGTGCATCAGCATCGTCATGACGAATGTGCCATCAGCTTCCTTGATGTGCATCATGCCGCCGTACAAGCCAATGTGATCCTTCATACCTTCGATGCCCATCCCCAGCGCCCCCAGCAGCGAGGCCACGCCCAATCGGCCATTTACCGGTACCGGCGTCTGGAAGGTGAGCGGATCGCCGTTCCCCGCAATACGCAGCACAACCCAGCGATGCCCATTGACGCGCTGGCCGCCACGTAGCATCAATCGGATCTGCTGACACCTGCGCTTTGTGGTGATCACAGTGACACCTTCGACGGCGAGCCTGTAAACGGACTGATGAACAGCACTGGCCAGTTGAGAAAGACCGCGCCCCTGTATGTCGCAGGCATAGACGACTCCCATTTCATCCAAAGCACGGCCAATCGTTTCCCGAAGCGCCGCAGGAAAGCCGCGATCCCGCCAGGCACTCGGGTGCAGATTTTCTGCCATGCGATATAGATGGTTCTGCGTCATGGTGGCTTGACGCAAAAGCGTTTGCCTATCTTCGTCAGGAAGGAACATTTTCACGCGTTCTACAATGCGCCCTTGAACGATAGACATCGAGCCGCCCACCACTTCTAGCGACTGTGACGTGCTACGTAAGCGCAACTCAGCCTGGTGCACACATTGCTGCGCAACCCGCAGCGCATTGCTTACCGCCTCACGCTCGCGCTCTGCCACGTGCAGTTGCGAGGCGATACGCGCCCCCATGATAAAGAGGCACGTTACGGCGAACGCGAGAAAGCCCTGTGCCTGGATGACGGCGACGTCAGGCACCGGACGAGTTAGCAGGCAGACGCAGGCAACAGCAATCGGTCCACAGGCCGCCACCCCTCGCCATCCGTATTTGACAGCCAGCCAGGCAATCGGCAGAAACAGCGACATCTCCAACATCGGTTTGATCGGATCGGAAACGTACGCACTGATGACTGAGATGGTTACGAGCAACGGCAGCGCGATAAGTACGGCATCCGACGTCAGACGCGAAGTCATCGCATCAATCACGAGGCGTTTCCATGAATGGCCGTCGTAACCAATTTTCAGCAGCAACGGCCACGTTGTGACAGTCAGGATGGCAACGTAGTTACCAATAAACAGCCCGGCAATCATCAACGGACTAACTTGATCCAATGTTCGCTGGGGCTCCACTTCAAGATAGAGACCCGCGTATGTCACCCCGGTCCAAACGAGCGATACGGCCAGCACACACGTAAGAAGCGCCTTCATATCGATTGTGCGTTGCGCGGGAAATAGCCCGAAATAGCGTCTGCTCGCCCAGACAAAAGGCATGGCGGTCGCGATGGGAGGGAACGACCAAATGGCGATGGTCGCGTTTCCAAACTGGCTCAGGCAGGGCAGTAACGAATAAATCAGCGGGATCGCCTCGCCCACCACCAGTGCCACCCAGTACCGGTAGGGGATAAGCAGCAGGCATACCAGGCGCAAGCCTGACGTCAGTGACCAATGCCCATCAGAAAAGGGGCGAACCGCCATGTAGGTCAACGCGTAACCTACAGCTATAACCACCTGCATTAACCACGCGCGCCCACTTAACCGTACTCCCTTCAGCATGCTCCGTGCCCCTTAACCGAGTGTGGTGACGCTTATAGATTCCCCGTTTAGGCCTACTATCGGCCCATCCCACAATCTTTGAATGCGAACCGTGAAAAGCTTGTGTAACTGCCCGGACACAGACTGTGTCAATGAGGGCTGGCTCAACCTATTGAGTAATACGGGAGGCTTGGCCCTGAATAGTCCGCACCGCCCCTAATGGCCTCTGATGATAGCGGCCGGCAAATCCAGGCGCATTTATTGTAACCCCGCGCCGCCACCCGTGAACGGCGTCTCAGCCAAGGCAGATGGCAAACGACCATGACATGCCGTAACTTTGCGCGTGTCAGGCGAAGAAGCAGGGATGATACGCCTCAGGGGATATTCACATGCCAGGACTTTGTGCATATTGCCGGTCCGGTCATGCCTGTCTCGCGGAAGAAATTGCGTCGACGTGCTCGGGGCAATTTAGCCATGGGGCAGGTGCGCCCCGAGCAAAGGTTGATACCGATTTCGACGCAGCTCCGCTTGCTCCGAAGTCGCAGTAAAGCATCACCATCCGACGTGCTCATCGCGGTCACTTAGCCAATGGAACAAGGAATGAGGTATGGCAAAGCAAGCATCAGGAAGTAAAGTCGATCCGTTTAAAAAGTTTGGCTCGCACTCAGAAGACATGCGCATTGCGCTGAATCAAATCGATCCTTCCCTTGCCTATAAGGTGGGGAACATGCAGTGGCTGAACGAGATGAAAGAGGGCATCCGATACGGAAACGGAGAGACCATTTCACCGCTCACGGAAAAGATGTTCCTTGTGGCTGCCATGGCGGAGCTGGTCACCACTTCTGATCCATCCGGGCGTCTCGCCTCAAACATGTCTGCCGCTGGCGACGCCAAGCCCGATGGCGAAACCGAGGCGCATCACATCGTAGCATTCAAAGCTAAAGCTGCTCGCTTGTCGCGGCTGATACTTTTTAGCTGGAAAATTGCTATCAACGATAAGGACAACGGTGTTCACCTTCCCGCGTTCAAGCGCTCGGTCGTGACCTCCCTTCCCGACGCACGCAAGCATCGACCCATTCATACATCGGTTTATCACATGACCGTATTCCAAAGGCTTCAAGCTCAAGTAAAAACCAAGGGTCTAGATACTCAAGGCGGCCGCGAAGCACTGCGTCTGATCAAGCAAAAGATTTTAAATGGCACTTTTCCGTATTTGCGGGAGCACCTGCGATGAGCGTTTGGGAGATCCGGAACTTTTTGATGAATACCGTCGCATGGGTCGGTCCCTCGCCCGAAAGTGAGTTCATTCCTGATTTCGGCGTATCGTTCTGGCAACTCTTCGACACCAAGACGCCCGGTGAAGCGCTTGAGTGGCCAGTACGTCCAGAACTCGTAGCATTCGCGCCGGAAGGCCGGAAGAAACTTCCACCACGTGCGGACGTTAGCCCCTTCACCGGGGCAGGCTTGGTGGTTAACGAAAAGGTCCGAACATCGCTCGGTGACTTTCTCACCCAGTTCGGTCAACTCTTAGAAATCAGCGTCGACGGGAAGACGGAGTACTACTACAACGTTACGAACGTCGTGCCATGCATTGACACCGAACGTTCTGAAATTGAGGCAGGCTATGTTGAGGTTCCTGTTTTTCAGGAACAACTCGTTCCTGTCGAGCCCTCGATTTTCATCGAGCCGATCATCCATACACGGATATTCGTGAACGATGCCGCCAAGTCCATCCTGGAAGAACGCATCGCAGCGGACAAAATCCGCGGCATGGATTTCAAGCAGTGGGGCAGCAGCAACGATAAAAAGGTGGCCTAGAGCGCGTGCCGCCGTTGCGGCGCGTTACCAATGCCCGGTCTACTTAAGATTTTGCGATTGCTTGGTTCGCAATCCACTCGCCGTACTCCGGCACGGCGCGCTTGAACTGTTGCTCGAGCCAGATCATCTCATCTTGTGAACGGTTGACGGCCCACCAATTCACAAATTGCGAGAGGCGCTCTACCGCTGGATTCTGCGAAGGCGGTGTTTCCGCCTGCCCGTGCTCGTGCGGCGGTTCCGATTTGACATCGACTTGCATTTCGCCGATTCCAAAAATAAGCCAGTCCAGCGAAACACCTTTTTTGGCCGCAATGTCCACACAAATCGCAAACGGCGGGCTGTTGCGGTTACGCCAATTGCTCGCCGCACTGACGGCCAAATTAAGTTCGGCGGCCAGCGCGGAATCATTCTTAGCACCGTAGACCTGACGCATGCGTTGGATGATGTCTTCGACATCCATGAGACGCTCCCCAACACAAAATGTGAAATCCCCTGTCGCAATCTCTTGCGTTTTCACATTTTGTGAAATATCGTTCGTTTTGTGTAACTGATCGGCATCGTAACCCATCGCCATGAAGAACTCTCCTGGTTGTCGTCGGCGGATTTACGCGCCTCGCAGCACCATCAAAACGAAACGCGTCCCTATAGGCATCGACCCGGCCTACCTGGCGCAGTGCAAGGCGCGGGACGATGCTCAGGACAAGACCGATGCGGCCTATGTCCTTGAGGTCTACCTCGAAGGCCAAGCCCGGCGGCGCCAAAGCAAGCCCGTCGCCGGTGGCCTCGAGGCTAGGTAAGCGTAGAAGCGGTGTACAAGGACTAAACAGCTATGGCAGTTCCCCGCAACACGATCGCCTGCCCGCACTGCCGGTCGCGCATGGGCATCATCACGTCACGGCAACTGAGCCCCTTAGTGCGCGAGGTCTACTTCGACTGCAGGAATGTCGATTGTGGCCACCGATGCGTGGCACAGCTCGGGATCATTCGCACCCTGGTACCGAGCCTGATCCCGAACGCAGAGGTGTCGCTGCCCATCGTGGAACGGCGCGCGAACGACATTACCGTTGTCCCGGTCTCTCAACCGTCCACCGATACCACCCCTGCCCCACCATCCCCCGGTGCGGTAGGCCCTCACTACGCACCGATGGTGCTCAACTGACCGCAGGGGCTTCCATGTCTCGCTCCCACCCGCTCCCCCACGATCACACCCACGCCGCCATGCTGATCCACAGCGCCACGCGGTTCATCGTCATGCACCAGGCCGAGCACCTGGACAACGAACAGCTCGTCACGCGCTGCTGCGCGCATCTGATGGCCACCACCGGCATCACCGAGACCGCCGCCCAGCACTACGCCATGCACGCCCTGGCCGATCTCCAAGCCAAGCACGTGCCCGCGTACTTCGACATCAGCCACAGCACGTCCTATGTGATCCGTGTCGTCGATCCTTCCACCGGCCATGCCTACGCGCTAACGGCCAGCGATGTCCTGCAGATCGCGACGCAGCAAAGCGAAGGCAATCAAAACACCTCGCGCATCACGCAGCAATGCGGCCGGCGTGCCGGCTGATCTAACCGCGCTGCTCTAACCCCTTCTTCTTTTTCTTCCCTCACCGGCTGCGCAAGCAGCCGGCACGGATACGGCTTGCCTGATGACTACCAAAACGCGCGGAAAGACATGCCTCGATTGTGTGTTCCACACATCTCCCAACGAACTGGGCGGTCGGTTCCACCTGTGCACCTTGCCGCCGGATTGCGCGCCACCCGCAACTCACGATGAAGATGACGATCGGGACGTTGAGGGCCGGACTTACCTTGGTACCAGTTGCGACGTGATGCGCGGCATGGGCGCTCTATGCGGCCCAAACGCCACGATGTGGCGTAGTGGCGATATCGGTGCCGAGGAGGAAGCATGAGCGCGCCACGGTACGCCATGAGCAGCGAACTGCTCGCCGATATCACCCGCGAGCTGACGCACGATTTCGGCTTCAAATCGAGGAAGGATTATCTGCGCGGCGGCAAATGCCCTGATTGCGGCAAGCCGGAGCTGTACACCAACGCCAGCGCCCCGTGGGTGATTCGCTGCGGCCGTCTGAAAAACTGCGGTTACGAAGCGTCGGTCAAAGACCTCTACCCGGATCTTTTCGAGGACTGGTCGGAACGCTACAAAAAGACCGACGACAACCCACATGCCGCAGCGGATGCGTACCTGAAAAACTCGCGCGGGTTCAACCTCGCCCGCGTCCAGGGCAGCTACACGCAGGAATGGTTCAAAGACCTGGATAGCCAGGCGACGTCGGCCACCGTGCGCTTCGCGCTGCCTGGCGGCGGCTACTGGGAACGCCTGATCGATCGCGCGCACCGGTTCGGCAAGATGAAAGCGCGCTTCGCGCCGAGCAAGAGCTACGCCGGCGATGTGTGGATACCGCCCACCGTCACCGGAGAGAAGCTAGCGACCATCGAGAAAATCTGGATTGTGGAAGGCATCTTTGATGCGGTGGCCGTAGGCCACCACGGCATCGACGCCGTCTCGGCCATGAGCTGCAACAACTACCCGGACAAGTTCCTGGCACGGCTACGTGCGCAGCGCGGTGGCTCTCTACCGATCCTGGTGTGGGCGCTAGATGGCGACGCCGCCGGCCGCGACTACACGCAGCGCTGGGTGAAGCGCGCCCGCAAGGACGGCTGGAAATGCGAGGCAGCGACCATCGCCCAAACCGGAAAGAGCAAGCAGGACTGGAACGACCTGCACCTGGCCGACAAGCTCTTGCCCAACGACATCGACGAATACCTCTATCAGGGTTCGTTGTTGATCGCGCGCAATCATGCCGACAAGGCGCGGCTGATCTACAGCCGCACCGGCATGGCGACGTTCTTCTACGATTTCTCCGACCGCCTGTACTGGTTCGACCTGGACATCCGGGCGCTGGACAAAGCGATGCAGCAGCTCGAGGAAAAGGACCCCGATCAGGATGAGCAGGAACGGCGTGACCAGGCGCTGGTGGAAGCCTGCGAGAACGTGGAGATCGCCAACTGCAATCCGCAACCGCTGTACTACCAGGCCAACACGGTCACCGACGAGTCCTGGTACTACTACCGCGTCACCTTCCCACATGGCGGCGGTGCCGTGAAAAACACGTTCGCTGGCAGCAGCTTGGCCAGCGCGAGCGAGTTCAAGAAGCGCCTGCTGAGCATTGCGCCAGGTGCAGTGTTCACTGGTACAAGCCAGCAGCTTGACCGCATCATCCAGCGACAGCTGTTCAATATCAAAACCGTCGAAACCATCGACTTTATCGGGTACAGCAAGGACCATGGCGTCTATGTCATGGGCGATATCGCCATCAAGGACGGCGTCGTGCACACGCTCAATGACGAGGATTACTTCGAGCTGGGCAAGCTCAACCTGAAAACCCTGAGCCAGTCGCCGCAACTCACCATCAACCGCGATCGGCGGGACTACAACGCGGACTGGCTGGATCTCGTGTGGCAGTGTTTTGGCGCCAAGGGCCTGGTCGCGCTGGCATTCTGGTTTGGCAGCCTGTTCGCCGAGCAGATCCGCCAGGTACAAAAGAGCTACCCCTTCCTGGAACTGGTGGGCGAAGCCGGCGCCGGCAAATCGACCCTGATCGAGTTCATGTGGAAGCTGTGCGGGCGGCGCGACTACGAAGGCTTCGATCCTTCCAAGTCCACCGCGGCTGCCCGTGCACGCAACTTCGCGCAGGTATCGAACCTGCCGGTGGTCCTGATCGAGAGCGACCGCGACGACGATGCCAAGAAGCGCTTCGACTGGGACGAACTCAAGACCGCCTACAACGGCCGCAGCGTGCGCGCCACCGGCGTCAAGAACTCAGGCAACGAAACCCGCGAGCCGCCCTTCCGCGCCACGGTGGTCATTTCGCAGAACGCCAAGGTGGAGGCCAGCGAGGCGATCATGCAGCGCATCTGCCACATCTCGGTGGATCGTTCGGCGCACACCGCGCAGACGCGCGCGGCGGCACTCAAGCTGGAACAGACGTCTGTGGATTCGGTAAGTCATTTCCTGCTACTGGCCACCCGTGCGGAGGCCAAGGTGATGGAAACCATCCTTGCTAACGCGCCCCAACACGAGCACGCGCTGCTCGAACATCCGGAAATCAAAACCACGCGTATCGCCAAGAACCACGGTCAGTTGCTCGCAGTATTCGATGCGCTTTCGCACGTCGTCTCGCTTAGCGAGGAGCAAAAGGAAGCGGTGCGCAACGAAGTGACCACCATGGCCATCGAGCGACAGGCGTCGATCAGCAGCGATCACAAGGTAGTGCAGATTTTTTGGGAGAGGTTCGACTACCTCGATACATGGAACGCGGCGACCGCCTCACTCAACCATAGCCGTAACCCGCGCGAGATCGCGGTCAATCTCAACCACTTCGAGCAGACCGCCGCGCAGCATCGCCTTGAAGTGCCGTCGCTATCCGATCTTAAGAAATACCTGCGCACGTCCCGCTCGCGCAAATTCGTGGACACCAAGGCCGTCAACAGCGCTATCTGGCTTCACGACAACACAGACGAATCCCGCGGCCGCACTGTTAAGTGCTGGGTCTTCCAGCGTGGACTGAACGAACAAACGGCAACGCCAGCCTGCTCACGCTCGGATTAGGAGGTGATAACCGCATTTCCCACTGCCGCTTAGCAATGCCTTATCGGACAGCAACAACACATTCCTGGATGTAAGGAACAAAAAAAATGCAACACATAAAGAACGAGCATCAACTTCAAGGGGATCGGGGCATTACACTTGAAGAAGTGAAGACACGCACAGGTCTAGGAAAGACGAAAATCTACGCCATGATCAAGTCAGGCGAGTTTCCGGCACCTGCAAAGTTTGGGCGCGCATCGCGCTGGTCGGAGATCGCCGTCAACCGCGCACTCTCTCACCGCTTTAACTAGCACCTGTCCGCGTCAATGCCAGTGCAGCCTGTTCCGCTGCACTGGCGTCGAGTTCATTCGCGAACCAGCGCATCATCTCTCGTCGTTCTTGCAAGTATTTGGCGTGATTGTACGAGCGCTTCGTTTTATTCGCCTCCACATGTGCAAGCTGCATTTCCACCACTTCGCTGCTGTACCCTTGCTCGTACAACATGGTTGAGGCGGTCGCACGGAAATCGTGCCCTGTAACTTCACCGCTGGAGTACCCCATATGTTCGAGCGCACGATTTATAGTTGTCGCACTCATCACATTGTCGGGTTTACGAGTATTCGGAAAGAGAAATCGACCGGCGCCAGTTAACGGGCGTAACAGATTCAACGCTTCCACGACTTGCGGAACCAGAGGGACCAGATGGACGCGCCGCTTCTTCATTTTTTCCGCTGGTATTTGCCACAGCATCGCATCGAGATCGAACTCTGACCATTCGGCGCGGCGCATTTCGATGGTGCGAACAAAGGTGTAAACCATCAGGGTCAATGCACAGCGCGTTATCAAGTTCCCCCTGTAACCACGGACCCGATTCAGCAGAACGCCAGCCGATTCACGCCCCAATGCCTGCGCATGCTGCACGGGCGGCCGTAGTACCACACCTTTCAACGTCGCAGCAGGGTCACTGGTAGCGCGCCCGGAGAGCACTGCCAGGCGAAAAACTTGAGATGCCCACTGCCGAAGGTTAACCGCCACCGAAGGTGCGCCTCGGGAAACAACGTTGCGCAGGACGTCCATCACCTCGAGTGGGGTAATTTGATCGATCGGCGACGATCCAAGCGCGGGTAACAAGTCGCGATCCAACCCCGCTCTTACCTGGTTGGTGTAATAGTCGGTCCAGCTTTTTGCAACGACCTTGCTCTCGTACCACTCTTCCGCTAAGGCTTTAAAGGTATTTGCTGCGGAAAACCGTTGGGCGGCGCGCATCGCGCGCTTCAGCTTCACCGGATGTTCGCCACTTGCTACGCGTTCGCGCGCCGCCAAATGTTCACGCCTGGCGGCGAGGATGCTGACAGCCGGATACGCGCCAATGGAAAACAGATTTTCGCGGCCGTCAATCCGGTATTTGTATCGCCAAAGCTTTGATCCGTTGGGCTCAACAACTAGGTAAAGGCCACCACCATCGGCCAGTTTGTATCGTTTCTCGCCCGGCTTGGCGGCGCGGATCCGTGCATCGTTGAGAGGCATCTTCCTGGGGGTATTTTCTGTGGCGATACCCCCAATGATACCCCCAAATTTCGCGGATACTGACGAACTGTCGCGAACCACATCGAACGAAAGCAAGCCAATTTCAGCTGTTTCTCAGCGCATCCCGGACACCCGTGAACGCCTACGATCGCCGATGCAGCTTATCGATCATGAGGAGCATGGCGGACTTAACTCTTTGATTCGCTGGACGCTGAGCATTTCCCATGCTTCTGGATGCCCCATAAAATCCCCCTGAAAACAGCGAGCGACCGGGCACGCAGCAAGCGT